CACCTCAATGTCAGGTTTGTACAGCCGTGACATCACCAATGTATCTACCAGACTGTTGTCAGGAATGCCAACACCCCACACCTTCTTAAGCACAGGTGCGTCAAAGCCAATGATGTTGTGGCCCACCACTTGCTCACCTTCTAAGTATTGCTGCAAGCTGTCGGCTTCCCGCCAGTGCCTCACCTCACCAGTGGTGCTGTGCTTAGTAACACACAACCATATGGTGTCATGTTTCAGATTGGTTTCTATGTCTAAGAAGATCATCGTCCTTGTCCTTATCATTTTGTCGGAGATTGTTAACATCTACCGACTGTTTGTAATCTTCTAATGAGTCTTTACCAAAGATGGCATTCCATCTAGTAGCCCACTCTTCATCAGCTATTGACTTGGGACGCTGAGTATGTCCCTTTCCTCCATCACTCATATCTTTGCCACACCAATACAGGTGTGTCCTCTCCTATGTATGAATTCTCAATGTTGAAAAGAATATATTCATGGGCTTCGTCCTCAGTCATACCATCTCTGTCCTTAAATACTTTAATCATCTTGTCAGCATCGTAGACCAAGACCTCCACTCTCTTGTTACCATTCCATATGGAAGCTTGTCCAATGATGGAATCATCAAGATCATCCCACTGTTTCATAGCATCATCCCTTCCATAGCATCATCAATCTCAAACATTCTGCCAGTGTCTTTGTTATAAAGCAAGCTGCAAGCAGGACCAGTTTGTCCACTGTATCTATTCTTCAACACCCTCACCTTGGTGGTGTTACGTTCAATGGGATCATCAGCCTGACCATTCCTCTCAAGCGATACCACCATGTCACTAAGCTGTGCAATGGCTGCACTACCCCTTAGCTGAGCTAAGCTAGTGGTTGCACCTTCTTCATGACCCTTGTCTGATGGACGCTTGAGGTGGCTAACAATGATGAGAGCAATGTTAGTTTCCTGCACAAGCATGCGAAGCTTGGTCATGATTTCATCAATGGCCTTACGCTCATCACCATTATCCTGACTGGATACGATGATGCTTAGGTGATCTAAGAAGACATACTTACAGCCAAGTCCCTTAGCCATATACTTCACACGATTGACAATGTTCTCAATGGCTGTCGATCCAAAGTGATCAAAGAAGTACAAGCGTCCAGTGCCTAATGTCTTTTCAAATGCATCCTTGCGTATGGCATCAGACACCATAGTGGTAGGTAGGTGCATGGGTAAATCAGCAGCAAGGCTCATCATAGATAGGCTAGTCTTTCTCACACTCTCTTCCAAGAACATCAAGCCAATGCTGTCATCACAGTTCTGCAACAAGTGCCAAACAATTTCCCTTAGGGTTTGACTCTTACCTAGTCCACTACCTGCTGTGAATGTGACTAGCTCACCTGCTCTGATGCCATAGGTAATATCATTCAGCCCCTTCCAAGGATAGAAACAGTCTGCTGCTTCCATTGGTTTAGATACCAAGTCCCACAACCCAGTGCCACTAACAATACCATCAGGTATGAACGGCTCTGCTGCCCACCAACGGGATACGAATGCAGCTTCCTTGCTTTCAGCAAGCCACTCGCATGCATCCTTGTATGAGGGATCAGGTTTAAATATCTTGCACTTACTGCCAAACAATTCAGCAACTTCCTTTGCTGCCTTCTGTCCCGCCTCATCACCATCAAAGCAAAGCACTACAGTTTCAAAGCTGTTGATGTATTCGTAGTTGGCCTTGGCATCCTTCAATGCACTACCTGCACCTGTGCGTATAGACACCACAGGATATTTACTACCTGTCAATTGATATGCAGCCAGTGCATCAAACTCACCCTCAGTGATGGTGAGATACTTGCCATTGGATGGGTATAGGTTCTGTCCGAACAGTGTACCCTTACTCCACCCACCCACTGTCGTGAACTTCTTATCCTTCACCTCTCTACGCTTAGCTGCCACCAGTTGGGTGTTGCTGTCGTAATAGGGGAAGTAGTAATAGCCACCACTGCGAACAACACCATAGCGTTCCATTGTGGCTTTGTTGATGCGTCTGTCTGAAACAGACACACTAACACCTTCGTTGTAGTCTTTAAAGAAAGAGCTTGTGTCTTTCGTTTCTGTATCAACATCAATCACTTCAAGTCTTTCTTTGTTCATTGAGGGAATGTATGTATTACATACAAAACATTTGGTGGACATGTCATCGTTGATGGACAAGCCATCACTACTGCCACATGTCTCACAGGGTAGATGGGTTTTTAAGAATGTCATAGCCCTTGTAAGTTACTTTGTTGGTCTTTAATACTTGTTCGTATCCGTTAAACAGCTTAGTCATTCTAGCATCGTGTAAGCTGTGCAATCCAATTAATAAATTGGCAAGCTCATCTTCTGTTGCTTGTTTCTCTCTGTCCATTAACACCCATAGGATGGAATCAATGTCCTCCTTAGTTATCCATGCTGCCATGATGAGGTCTTCTAGTTCATGTAGTTTCATTTGTTCTTTTCCTTTAAGGCTTGCTCGATAGCTTCGTAAAGTCTGTATGACATTCCATAAGGAAGAACCCCGCATTTAATAAGCTCTATGCGTGTCAACCCTACCCATCCATGCTTTGCTACTACCTTAACACCATTGCCATCAAACCGAGTGTCGTAACAAACGCACCCTCTTTCATAGCATGCTCTGTCTATTAGCGTCATGTGTTCTTCTCCTTAAGTGTGGCTTTAATAACCTCAGTCGTTCGTTCAATCATGTCGGAAGTCACAGCCATTGGCGTGTAACAGTGTTCAAGCACCGCTGTCGCAATCTCTCGTTCAAGCCCTACCCATGTGCGCTGTGGTGGGGATGTGTACAAACCAACATCACCTTCTTCTGGTTCAAGACCAAGATTTACACGCCAATCTTTAGCACCTGCATACGCATTACCACGCATTACTAGCAGTTCTGTGGTGCTGATCCACGCCACAGGCTGTGTTGCTTCCATCTCTTGCCCAAGTCTCTGCACTTCAATCATGGCTTGTTCACGCAAGGCAGCTTGCCATGCTGCCCATGCCCAGTATGCAGGACTACCTCTTCTAAATGGACTAGTTATAGGGATGTCACTATCCCACCATTCATTAAAGTCTTTCATGTCAACAACTTCATCGTGTGTCATGCTTGCCCCTTGCTCTTATTAATTCTTCGTATTTACTCAAGCCTTCCCAGAAACCATCTTCATATTCTGTTGATCGTTTACCTAGCAGAGCCACTTCTTTACGCAGGTTTGCACACGCCTCACGCTCATGCAAGATAGCCAACTTTATAAACTCAATAAGTTCAATTTCATCTTCTTGTTTTGCTTTACGAATGATGTCTTCTATGGTCATGCTTGTCCCCTTGCTCTAATCCGTTCAGGTATGTGGTGTTCAAGATGGTTTTGTATGCACCACTCAGCAATATCAGCACAGGCTTTACGCTCTAAATTGATAGCAGATTTTATAGCGTTAGCTTCCCAGTTGTAGGGCTGTCCCTTCATAGCGTTTTCACGTTCAATGCGAGCAAACTCATCGTCTTCATCCGTATTTATCATTTTGCAGCCTCCATATACAAACCAACATTACCCAGTGCATAACCAACAAAGGCTATGCCTAGACCAGTGCTACCTTTAAGTAGCAGATCCACTGCCACCACTGTATACACTACACCAACAACTGCGATAAGCCATGCACTCATTTGTCATCCTTCTTAAATACTTTAAACTCTTTAAGCACTCTCATTGTTGCTTTAATAAGTTCAGTGTCTTGAGTTGGTTCAGGCAAACTACTTTCCCACCGCAGTATAAATTCCAACTGTGCAACAACAACTGCCTCTTGTTCCATTTGATTTAGTTCCATATTAGTCCCATAGTCCTCTGTAATATTTACCAAACAACATGAAAGCTTTCTTCATCCTAGCTTCATGCACCTCTAGACCTGCATAGTCCACCTTAATCTTACCTATCTGTTCTTCCAGTCCTGCCTTCTTATCCACAGCAGAATGATCATAAAACTTATCAGTTGAATTTTCATCTACCATTTCACCGAATGCCCATATCATTTCATCTAGCACCCAGTCCCACCTTTTGAAATGGTTGTCATCAATATCCCAACTGCTTTCCTTAGGTAGGCATGACATGCTTTGCAAAGCCTTTGGCACATCTTCATCATCCACACTGGGACTACCATGCTGTGTTGCCTTAAGCTGCTTAAGCATTGGTAAGATGATAAGGGATAGTGTGTGATCCATAGCCCATGTATCATACCTATCAAGCTTCACAATGACAGTGCGCTTTTTCTTAGTGTGCATCCACTGCAGCACATCGCCCACCCATGTTTCACTGAGCCACTCCCCCCACTTGTATGCTCTCTCTTCGCTAACCCCTAGCTTTCTTGTTAGTTCAGCAAGCTGATATGGTCCAAGCCAATTGGAGTAGCTCCCTATGTACACCTTCATGTTAGTCCTCGCATTTCCTGTGTCACTGTTGCACTACGCAATGTGTTCTTGATGTATGGTGTTAGGCTTTGCGGTGTGGCATGGCCTGACACTGACATGATGTTGGTGATGGGTACACCCACCTCAATCATCTCCGTAATGGCTGTCCTTCTTAAGTCCTGTAACACCAAATCACTAGGTAGATTTGCATCAACTAAGATTTGCTTAGCCACCCTAGACAGATTGAACAGACTGTAAGGAACCAGCCCACCCTTCCTATCAGGAACATTGGAGGGTGCAATGTATTGCTGCCAACCAAACTCAGCATGCTGTTGTCTCAGCATAGTTAGTAGCCCAGTGCTTGTGGGAATGGTCACCCTAGACCTACGCTTGCTTTGTTCCAAGTGCAACACACCCTTCTCTAGGTCAACCTGCTGCCATGTCAGCTTACGCATGTCGCCCATACGCTGTCCATATTCATAACCCATCTGCACAATGAGTCCTACATTACGCCACTTGAATGTGGAATAGGCAGTGTTCATGAATGCTCTGACATCTTCCCTACTCCATACAGTTCTGCGAGGCTTGTCTGCCCTTCGTAGCACCTTGCTGAATGGGTTGTGCTTGATGTAGCCATGACGGATAGCAAAGTTAAATAACAATCGATACACTGCCAAGGTGTGGTTAGCTAAGCTAACACTGTGCTCAGCATGCTGTTCATATATCTTCTGACAATGCGGTGTGACTAAGTCACCTAGCTTGCATTGATACAAGGTCACTCCATTGGCTCTGCTGTCCTGCCATCCCTGTAGATAGTAGATGTAGTCACGCTGTGCCTTAACACTGAGCTTTGTGTAAGTGATGTTATTCCTGTATGCCTTGACTAAGTCAGCCACCTTCGTCTTCTCAGAGATATCTTTAAGATATCTAAGTTCCTTACGCCAGTTGTCTAGCATGGCATTTAGTTCTTCAGCTAAGGCAAACACTTTGTGTTTGTCAGTACCAAGCACACGCCTAGCCACCACCCCTGCATCCACTGCATCCTGTGGTGGGTTGTAGCGATACTTGGTTATGCCTTCGGCAGCTTGTGCCAATGTTACATAGCGAGGGAGAGTCATGCTTGTCCCCTTGCTCGGATAGCGGTAGCGCAATGGTCACAACCAAGTGCATCCAATTGCTTTGCACACGCCTCACGCTCATGCTGTGCTACTAAGTTGGCAAAGGCTTCAAGTTTGTCCAAGTATGTGATTTCACCTGTACGCCAATAAAATGGCATTTGCGCCTGTCTAGCCATCTCAATCATTTCATCTTGTGTCATTCTTGTTCCCTTGCCTTCATCATCTGTTCAGCAAACCAATAAGCTTTGCTTGCTACTTCAGCATGTGGAATGCTCCATGCACTGGTCATCAGCACAGCCATAGCTTTAGCTGCAAAGTAGTCACGCAAGGTCATGCCGAAGTTACCTTCGTCAGGGAAAGCGTATTGCATCTTGTTATCACTCATCTTGTCCTCCTAGTGCATATAAATTTTCAGCCATATCAATTAGTTCATCCTTCTTCACAAGCTTGTCAAGCCATCGTGTTGGTATACCTTTCAAGCCATACTTACGCCCTGCTAACATACCTGTCACTGCACCAACGGTGTCAGCGTCATATCCTTTGTTCACTGCCATGATCAAAGCTTTCTCAAAGCTTGAGGTTTCTCTCACACATTCCCATGCCATGTTGTATGTATACATGATGGTTCCTGATGCATACACATCACGGAAGTGTTTGAGATAGTCGAAGTTGTCCTCTGCCTTACCTGACATAAGCTCAGCAACAAACCCTGCAATGTAATGCACAGTGTCTGCATTGCCATGTGTCATCAACGACACAGCTATGCTCTGTGCCACAGCACTAGGCATGCAGTTGTGATTGGCAAGTACCACTGGTGCTACTCGCATGATAGATCCGTTACCACTGGAGCTATAGCTACAGCTACCTGCATAGGGATGTGTTGGTGTGATGCGGTCAATGGCTTCACTGCATGTTCTGCCAATGTCAAAGACATAGTTGCGAGTACCGAAGTGGCCTGTCTTCTTCCACATCTTAAAGTTCATAGCGATAGCCTCAGGATCAAAGCGTTTGCTGCCTATGTATGCATCAGCAATAGCCACAGCCATAGCACCATCGTCTGTCCATTCACCCTCGGCAGTATTGTGTACACCACCACCCTCCATCTCTGTCAATGTCTTCGTCATCTCATGTGGTCTGATGAATTCCAATGGAGCACCCAGTGCATCTCCAATGAACAGACCCATGAACATACCAATTGCTTTGTCCTGATGCATTACATGTCCTCATGTGTTGATGTAATTTGAAAGCTTAAGTCAACGCCCAACTCATGTGCATCTTCCCTAAGCAGATCACACAGCTTACGCACTGTGTCCCATTGACACATAGTGATAGATATTCTCATCACTTTCTCGCCTTGGCTGATGCCTATTATTTTTACTTCATCTAGTAACATATATGTTCCTTTGTATAGGTGGGGGTACTAACGGCTACGGCTGATCATCATCGGGAACCCCCAAAGTCCGACACCCTGTTCCCCCCGTTATCTCTTAAGCGAAGGCAATGTCTTCGGCAATGTCCCACAACTCTGAGTTGATACGGATGTTCTCTCTCACACTGCTAACAGGCCGAGCCTTACGGATCACACCATTGGGGTGCTTGTCAGACAGGCTCTTAACGAATGCATTACCACGGATAACACCTTCCTGAATGCGGTTGAACACAGTGAATGCATCCATGTAGTTGTCTTGATGGCGGTGGAATTTCAACACATCAGCAACAGTCTGAAAGGTAGCATACACACCATTGGTCTGCTGTTCAAGCATGTCCCATCGTGTCTCAACACCACGCTTAGCCATCAATATAGACCGATGTGGGTCAAGTGTCACACCACGCAGTCTCTCAAGACGCTCCATCATGGTGGGCAATGTAGCCACAGTGTTCTTAAGCATCTCTTCAAAGCCACTCAGTGCCTTGCTGTGGTAGATGCGAGACTGGAAACCATCACCTGCAATGAGGCCATTGTCACAGATGAAACGGAAGCAACCCGCATACAGTCTTACTGATCCAGTGCCATCGTGAGAGTTGTACAAGATGATCTCAGGACGAATGTCAGCAGTGCCGAAGTCAATGTCCCATGTCTTAGCGAAGGCTACCATGTGGCCTGAGTGGGCAGGGTTGTTCTTACGGCTACGCTTTTGTGCTGCTTGCACTGGTGCATATCCATAGTCTTGCATCACTGTGATGATGTCGCTTGTGTTTAACGACACATAACGATCTGTAAGGCGGTCAGCCTTGGTTGTGCTGAAAGCAGCAGGGGCAAGTTGTTGGATACGCTCTGTAGAGAGAGCAGAATTGTTAACATTGCGAGAGAAGATTACATGTTTAGCCATGATGTTTCCTTAAGAAAAGTGAATGAGTGTCAGCAACTGACGCTTAATTATAACCACAAAATTAGGGGCAGTGTAAATACCCCTACAGTTTACTCGGGCTTTCTAGCCAAAGGTATCACATCTGTCCAAGCGGCTAGATGAATAGTGTCTCCGAACATATCTAGGCAGTAGCTATACATGCCATCGATGTGATCGAAGTAGTAGACAGCCTCAGTGCGGGGGCATTGTACATAGCTCTTAGGCTTCACTGAGTACAGCGGTTGCACAGGTTGTTTGTCGAAGTCTCTGATGTCAATCTCGGACAACATATTCGTAGTACCTTTCTTTTTCTTGTTCAATAAGTAATCGTTTTGTTTTCTGTCCTTCGGCATAGCCTAAGACATACATAGCATCCATCCACTCCTTAGACAGGGGCAAACTACGCAGACCATGAACAAAGCCTAAGTTGTAGCTCATTTCCATAGCATTGCAATTACGAATGCTATAGCAAAGAGTATAGCAAACCATCCATATAAAGTTTCGTCATCCATTTACATCTTCCTTCCTTTTTACTGGTGTAGCTAACAACCACTTGTCACCTAAGTGCCTAATGCTTCGCACCCACTGCCGTTGGTTGTGTCTGTTAGTGTGAGCAGGAACACCTTCGGTGTTGAACAGAGTGCGAACATGCTTTAACATCTTTGTATTCATTTCATTCCTTTACTATACGAAAGTTTCCTAAGTCTACCTGTTCCCTGTTGGCAAAGAACAAGCCATCTAGGAATCGTTCCAGTGCCTTTGATGCATCCTTCAATGTGACATAGCGTCTAGGTTTGAATGTGCCACTGTCTGTCACATCAAACTCTAGGCAGTACCACTTGTCACGCAGTCTGGTTTGTATCTTGTACATGTTCATACCTTTCATAAGAACGGATCTTGCTATCACCATCGGTGTTCTTGGTCACCCATCGAACAGCCACACCATCAGAGTGCAATCGTTGCAGTAGTAGGGACAAGTCGCAGTCCTCTTCGAGGTAGACATTGTCCTTGTACTGGTAGCTGTAGCTGCTTACATCAGGGGCAATGCCCAAGTTCTCTAACACCTTACGCTTCACCTTGCCCCATCCATGCCCTGCATCAGTGTATACAGTGATGGTGAATACTTTGTTTTTCTTAATCATAGGTTGTGTTCCATAATATATTTAGCATCGGCAATGTCTTTAGACAGTGCCTCTATCCACTTACCATCCTCAATGTACTTGTCAGCCGACTGTGTCAGGTTCTTAAGCACACCTCGAATGTCAGCCTTAGCACCCTTGGCAATGACAGGGAATTTCTCATGTCGTTCCATGCCTCGGATGAATGCATACCAAACCTTTGACTTCGGAGTGTAGAAGGTGGTTGCAATTTCCTTACGCTCCCAGTGCTTAAGGTAGTTAGGATGTACATAAGCATAGTGTTGCCCAAAGATTCGGGCAGACTCTTCTTGCTTCGTCACCTTCAAGGTGAAGAGAACATCCCTTGCTTGGTTGAAGGTGGTGAATACATTGTTACCCTGCTCATCACAAGCAAAGCTTCCATCGGACATCTCTACCCTGTAACCTTCGGTTGTTTTAATAACTTGATTCATTTCTGTTCTCCTTTAAGTGCCAGCTCCTTTTCCATCCCCTTGATGAAGGCATAGTAGCCCTTCGTCTTCGGGGTGTAGAAGGTGGATGCTATTTGCTTAGGCTTCATTGACTTAGCAAGTTTGGGCAGGGTGACTACATAACACCTACCAAAAAAGTCTGCAGTGAATTCTATCTTGCTCATTCGTTTACCTCTAAGTGTGCATCAAGTATTTCCCAATCACCCTCAGCCACAATGCCTTGATTGAGGGGAATGAAATCACCCCCATCCATGTCCTTAGCTATAGCTATAGCATCAACGGCATAGTCAGCATCAACATAAACATACAAGTATGTTGTCATCTTAGCAATCACTTTGTATCGCTTAGTCATTACATGCCCCTTCCATAACATCACTCAGCTTGATGCCACTGCATAAGTCATCAGCACTATTCTCGAATGAGCTTCGAGTGTCATCAATCATTTCAATGACACTTTCGGGTGGGTAATTCTCAATTGGTTCCCACAAAATAACATCCTCATGTTCCTCTGTTATCAGAGCCAACACTTCTTCGTATGTCTTATCATCGGGGTAGTCAGAGAGCCACTGACCGAGAGCAAAACGCTCACTCACTTTCATTCTGTTCATAATGTGTTTCCTTTCAGGATAAGTTCTCGCTTGATGAAGGGTAGGTAAACTTTGTTACCAAAGAATTGATGCTCAAACAATTGATCTTCAACGATCTTGTCTGAGTGTGCTCTAGCTGCTTTCATTGTCTTGAAAGAAGCCACAGGGCTAGTGCTATTGGGATAACACACAATGAATTTGTATCTGTATCTCATATCACCACCATGAATCGTAGAACACTGCCTTGCCATCAGCAAGGGCTTGTCTCGCAAGCTTAACAAAACCTGCTACGCTTTCGATGTCTTCGGAGTCTATCTCTTGAACACCAAAGAAGAACCCGTTGATAGGTATCAACTTGTTGTTGCCAGTGTCCATCTCTAAACGATCAAGATCGTTAGCAGTGAGCCTCACTGTGGTGCAATTAAAGCTACCTTTAGCACCTCCCTTTTGGCGGTAGAGATCCTCCATCCAACCATGAAGTGCATTAAACTTACGCCAGTAGCAGATCTCTGTAGCGTCATCACCCAGTGCCACATCAGTGACCTTGTCACCTACCTTGTCAGCATCCACAATGAATGCATACATATCAAGTCCCATAATCGTTCCTCGGAAAATTAATTGTTGAGTAATAGAAGTCGAGGATTTCATCCTCTGTCAGTTCAAAGTCTATGTCACCCAGTGCCACTGCAATGTTAATGTCATAGACATTCCGAGACATACCAGTCTCGAATATCAGCGGGGTGTTCATGTCACCTACAGCAAACATGTACCACCATCCTGTCCTCATCCACTGTCAGCCATGCCTTCCTAGTAGATGAATCGTAAACAATAATGTCACCGACATTAATGATTGCCCCTGTTTTGCAACAGATACCTTTGTATCTAGCCTTCATGATCCGTTCCATGTTGCCTCCGAATGTTGTTCTTCAATGTGCCAAGTGCCTATCTTGATAGCCTCTGCTATCGACTCAGCAAAGCCAACGTAACCCACTGCATCTGAATCTGAGAACATCTCAAATATCTCAGCGTCCTTCTCCCATCTAACCCACACTTCATAGCCCTTCTTGGCAAGGATTTTCCGCATTGTATTTCTCCAAATATTTAAACAAATATTCCAGTGCCTCTGACTCTCTGTCGAAGCATCGGTACTCACCATCACTATCTATCCATTCCCCTGCCATCTTCTTAGCGAATAACACACACTGATCACCAATGTGTTCCACATACCAGTCATCCACAGTGTTTAATCCACAGTCATTAAGATAGATTTCATGCACCACTTGTTTGCATTTCTTATCATCGACTCTAGTGAGTCGCTCTAGTTCTGCAGGGTGGTTATCTTGCAACAACCCCATCACTGCATACTTAAACATAAACTCTTTATGTTGGTCATCGTCCATGTATTCACTCATTTGAAATCCCTCATGTAAATTGCACCACGCTTAGTGCCTTCGGCATCAGCAAACACTTTCATACCCACCACATCAGCCTTATCCACTGTTTGCTCAGTGGCTTTGATGATGAAGCTCGAATACTTATAAGGGTTATAAGTAACTTGTCTACCTACCATGCTAAGGAATTCATAGTGGCTCTCGACTCTGTCGCCATTGATCCACACCCCAGTAACTCCGGCATGGACATTCTTTCGCTTCTCTCGAAGCACCCTCTGTCGCCCTGCTTCGGACACCTTGAACTTGCAACTCTCAAGTAACACAGTGTTACTG